GCCTGCGTGTGTCGTCATTCCACGGCAATTTACGCAGGTATTCATATTCACCCGGAAAATAGTCTTTAAATTCATTAAGTGTGGCATGATAAGCTTCATCATTTCCAGGCGGCACCGCAAGAAGACGCTTCATCGCGTAGTCACGGAATTTTTGCTCGTAATCAAATTTAGCCGTCTTAGCCGCTTGCGCCCCCGCGCTAAATTCTTGCGCCGCTTTACCGTATGTTAATGCTGACGGAAGATCGACGCCAGCCGCTAAAGCTGCCTGTTGTCCTTCTGGCGAAGCAATATCAATCCCGCGACGGGCAAGATCAGTTATAAAGGCTTGATTCTGGGCTGCACGTTGTTTAGCCGCTAGATCAGCTTCACGTTCTTGCATGAGTGATTGATTAGCCGCGAGTGCTTGTCCTTGAGCAAACGCACCCATAAGATTCAAATTAGGGACCTGAAACTGAGGGGCGTCGGGGTATTGAATAGGCATTTAACTACCTCAGAATAAAGGTTTACCCATACCAGCGCGATAACCCGCGTAAGCACCACCGGCTTGTAGCCCTTGACCGGCCAACGCCGCCATAAGATTAGTCGGCCCCATCGCAGCGTTAGCATACGCCGATCCGGTGTTGACCAAATTCTGACCGCCGGCCTGCGCTGCGCCGCCCTGACTGGCCGCCATCTGCTGCGCGGTGTTTCCGAACACATTGGCCAAATTGGTGCCGGTGCCCATGTAAACGTTACCAATACCTTGAGCTGCGCCAAAACCAGTGTTAGCGCCGCCCTGAAGCATCCCGATCTGATTAGCTCGGTTAGCCATAAACCGGTTATATGCGTTTCCATATTCAGTTGACGCCAGATCCTGCGCGTATCTTTGCCCGGCCTTTAGCGCTGTTCCAGAGCCTAATAGACCTCCAGCCGACATTTGTTGATTAAGCGCTTTCATGCCTTCAGCCTGCCGGAAGGCATAGCTTGGGTCCATCTGAAGCTGCGCCAATGTTGGCTGCTCCATAAACGCGCCGCTACCTGCGCCGGGCGTCAATCCCATACCGCGCGCTAAAGCATTGAGGCTCTGTTGCCCAAACTGCTGATAAGGCTGATAAACAGGCACAGCTTTAGCTTGTGCTTCTTTAAGCGCGGCGAGCTGTTGCTGCTGACCTTGCTGAATTGACTGTTGCTGCTGTTGAGCCCCGATGGCGTTCAACATCATGGCTGTTTGATTAGCCTGCGCCTGTGCGTTAGCGGCTGAATTCCAACCCATAGTCAGATCTTTCCTACAGTGCCGTCAGGGCGGCTTACCATGCCAAGCCGCGCTAAAATACCATACATATAGTCGTGCCCATCGTCCACCCGTGTATGAAAATTGGGGCGGTCAACAATCTGTTTTAATAACCCTTTTGTCAGCCATCGGCGTCGCCACTCGGGTAAGATGGAACAGTGAACCTCGCCATCTTTTGCAAATAAGGCTCCAATCGGTTGCCCATCGCGTTCTATGACTTTAACGTCCCAATCCTCAGCAATATCAACATGTTGCTCATACGATATGGGGTGTTGCCAACTCGTCGCAATGTAGCCTATCTCAAGCCCAAGTTCACGGTTGTCAACAATACGTGTAACCATCACGAAATCTCGCGACCACTCGCCCGAATGTTGATGCTTGTAACAGCGCTGGCAATCGTAGAAATGAAGCCACCCGGAGCAAGCGCCGCCCCAACAATTTCAGGAAACGTATAGGTTTCGCCGGCCTGTAACGTCTTTGTCTTGACGATAAGGTTTTGATTTCCGGCGGTGTCGCCAATCGTCACCAAATTAACGCTAATAGTAGCCGTGTTTGCGCTATAATTTGTAGCCGTGAACTTATCTATTACGGCGGTGATTCCAGACGCAGTATATTGCGTTGTCTGCGAATCTTCAGCATTTTTAGCGGGGATCAAGACTCTAACTGAGACAGCCATGTTAGGCTCCTATTTTATGTTATCTGTGACGGTCAAGATGATGGATGGAATACCCGGAACAGGAGCAACGGCGGTGTCATGCTTGATAAAACAATTTGTATCGTCTGTTGCCCACATTAGCCTAAAATAATCTCCGGCATTCATTTCCTGCAAAAAGTTCCACGCGGCGACAGTAGCCGAATTAGACCCCTGCAAAGATACTTGTGTGGCCGTATTTGCAACAGTGGACCCATTAACGTCTAGCCAGATCCAAACATTTCCGAGACTGGCCGATGTTTTATCCAATTGCGCGGAGAACTGAATATTATATATAGACGGTCTATCGACATAAATACGTGAGCTAGGCGTTCCTAAAGTGACCCCCCGCGTATATTGAGTGTTACTGAACGTCATTGCATACGCAGTGTTTATGGCGGCGGCTGTTTGGTCGTTTAAGTCATAAAACGACCCATATCTTTTAGCGTCTAGTTGAGGTGTAATAATGGGCGCGGACGCTAGAGCCTGAATATCTTTATATATTTCAGCATTTATATCTTGAGACTGCGATTGTACCGCTTGGATCTGTTTCTCTATCTCTGCTTGAAACGCAGAAACGAGCGCTTCCGCGTCCGGCATTTGCGCCAGTGCTTGCAGTGCAGCAGAAACAATAGATTCAAATGAAGCTAATTCAGACGCAGAATTAAGCGCATTACCTACTTCTACATTTAGATCATTAGTAGCCGTCCAAAGTGAAAGAAAAAACATATACCATTCACGCGAAATAGCCCCTGACCTCGCGTCAATAAAAGGAACGCGGGGCGGCGTTATTTGCGTGGGATTAAAAGGAGACGTAACCATTAGGCGTTAGTCTCGCTCAATAATAGCTCTGCGCCCGTTATATAAAGCCTTGTAGGATCAGTCCCCGATACTTCGTAAACACGATCACGAATCTTGGTCGTCATACCGAGCCGTCGCCAAATGGCGCGGGTCCCATATCCACCAATAGCCCCCATAGATACCCAATGCTCATTGGACCATGTATGGCCGCCATCATCTGACCATCGAAGCATGACTTGAGGATTGTCGCCTTGTCCGGTGATAAGCCCGACGCCGGTTTCGCAGTCAAGTTGGAGACTATGTTGCGCTGTCCGGGTAAGATTATTTTGCCCTGTAGGAAGCGCCCGCCAAGACCTAAGCCACTTTTGAGGCCGGTCATAATCTGCATATTTTTGTAAGTCAAAGGTATAGATGTTGCCGTTTTGATAGTCGCCCACAACAATGTTGTCATTAAAATTACACATGTTGTTGGCGCGATGACGCTTAAATTGCCCGTGGTCAAAAGACGCGCGTTCGTGCCAAGCGTTTGTAGCTGTGTCAAACACCCACGTAGCGTTAGCGGAAGGAAAATTTAAAACGTAAAAGCTGTGGCCATCTTGTTGATATGTAAATCCGACAGCATCCGTTATGTTGGCGTATTCTTGCATACGCCACTCAACAGCGTGCGTAGACACGCGCTGTCCCATATAGCCCGCCGCGCGATAGACAATAGCGCCGCCGCGCGCGTCGCGGCCCAGCCAATAAACTTGGTTATCCATTTTTGCGACTGAAAAAGCCGCCGCGCAGCCTAATTCGTTAAACGCGCCCTGAATGCGTGAAAAGGGAAAATCGGAATTTCCAGCGTTATACCACACTTCAGTCGTGTCGGTGCCAAACAACCATAACTCGCGATGATCGGCATACACGGCGACTAGACCATCTGGCGCACCCTCGGCGCTGGCAAAATCGAGAGGGTCAATAGTCGTGCCGTCTAAAAGACTCGTGACCCAAAACCGTTGCGAATCGGGCTCATTGAACACAAAATATCCGTCAAGATATGTAACCGTGACCGCGCCGGGAAAATCTGTGTCTGGTATAGCCCCAAATGCGCCAGTATCGGCGTTATAAATATATCCGCTTGGGTTGGTGGCTAAAAATATTTGAGTGCCATTGTCCGCGATACTAACGGGGCCAACACCACCCACTTTTCCTATGTAAGTAGGAGTGGCGGTAAGGCTCGTTAGCATATAAAAAGCGTCGCCAGAAACAACATAAAAAACGCCGCCATTTCCTTGACGAGACCATAGCGCACGAATAGGCCCTACCCCGATAGACTGCTCAAATTTAAGCCCTGGGCATCGCTGCAAAAAAGCGGGTTCTTTACCGCCTTCTGGTATGATCTCGGGAAAAAGATTGACCATGCGTGCATCAGCCGCATTGACCGATCGCGTCACATAAGTCGATCCGAGAATAGGTGTCTTCATGTGTTATGCTACCGTAGCGCCACGAACACCGATAACTGCCCACCCCTGCGTAAAATACTGGAGAGTTACCGAATCACCCACATTAGTAAATGTAATCGTGGAATAGCCAAGTGGCGTCGTCGGGGTAAGAACACCGGTGTCCGCGCCAGCAGCTTCAGCCACATAAACAATAGTTTTGAACTGACCCGCGGCGCCATTAGCAAGCGTAAGTGCATCGCCAGTAGCCGTCGAAGTAAATGCCGTTGTAGGCGTAGTTATGTTAACCGCGCCGGGGCCGCTTAACGACTGTATACCGCCAACGATAGGGCCTGAATACGTTTGTGTTCCAGTGAAAGTTTGCGCCGCATCCGTCCGCGCGATAGTCGCGCTCGTAGATGGGAAAGTCATAACTGTGGCGTCGGTGCCGGCCAGTGTCAACGAATTGCTAACTGTCAGAGTCTTCGCGTCGGTGCCGGCTAGAGTAAGAGAATTGTTGACCGTCAAAGTCTTCGCGTCGACGCCAGCTAAAGTTAACGAGCTATTAGCGGTTAAGGTCTTACCATTGGCGATAGTAAGCGTTGCTGAAGTGGCCGGGGCGGTAATTGCTACCTTGTTGACGCTGGTAGCCGTGGCAACGCCCAAAACAGGAGTAACAAGAGTAGGAGACGTCGCAAAAACGACGGCTCCAGACCCCGTTTCGCCGGTCACGGCAGCGGCAAAATTAGCGGAAGTAGGCGTTTCTAAAAAAGTAGCTACGTTTGCGCCAAGCGACGTAAGCCCCGTGCCGCCTCTACTAGCGGGCAAAGTTCCCGTAGTGCCAGCGTTAATGGGAAGCCCCGTGCAGTTGGTAAGCACGCCCGCCGAAGGTATTCCTATATCCACGTTGTTTAACGTGGCATTCGTAAGAAAAATATCTTGCGTGACTTTTTTCGTCACGTCAGCTTGAACAATAGGAAGAACATCCCACCCAGAAACAACAGTGGCGTCGGGAAGTTCCGTAATTTTTACGCTAGTCATTAGTAATTCCCCGCATAAATGTTATAGCGTTGACGAGTTCCGACAATGCTGTAAGGAAGCGCCATTATATCGTCTGGGTTATTGATGCGTTTCAGATTTCGCTTGCTATACATAGCAATACGCTGAACTTGCGGCGAAGGCTCTACGCCAAATTCGGGCGCAATTTCACATGCCAAATTATACTTAAACGCCCTCAGATACCCGGGAGGGAATGAAAGAGGCGTCGCTAAAATAGCAGCTTGGTCCAGCGGAGTAACCGAAATCAAGTGAAATTCTAACAAACGCAAGGGGACGGGGTAAACTGTCATGCTTATATTCGGATAAGCCATATTTACCCACATCACCTGCGGGTAAGTGCTTGTGACAGTTTTTACGGCAATACCATCGTATTGCTGCTGATTTATGAGTTTTATGCCGTACGACACATTAGTCTGCGGATCGCGAAAATAAGTCGCGTCGTCCACTAGAATAGGCCGCACGCCGCGAATAGGAGCTTCAATAGGCGTTTGAGATTGTGTAGTAATAGGCTCAGGAACTTGTGTGCTAAGAATACTATCGGCGATAAATATATCGCCGCTAGGGCCAATTTCCATGGTGCGAGTGCCTGAAGGCCAATTAAACACTTGATCTTGCGTGGAAAAAACCGATAGCCGTTCGGTATTCCAACTATCAATCATTTGATTGAGAGCAGTCAACGCATCATTAGCGGTTTCCGAAGAGGGAGTTTCGCCCTCCGCCAACATCCCTATCAGCCTCAGAGCGCCGCAAATCTGATCGTAAGCCGTCGTCGTCATTATCCACCCTTGAAGGCCGTCCGCGTCTACGGACAGTATCAGATCCAACGCTTAACGTCACCTCATTAGGATCAAAACGCTCCCACCCGTTTTCTTCGTCGGCTTCGGCTTCCATCTCTAACGTGGCTATTTTAACGCCATGACGTTCATGGCGCAAATAAATAAGGGCCATTTTTCACCTATGGTAAGGGCCAGGC